TTCTGGATAAGCCATACCATCCAATGATCCCTCTAATGGCAAGATAGGATGTACTACCTTTGAAGTAATTTTTTCGTTATATTTAACTACACCAAGTCTTTTCATACATTCTTGTATTAGAGGTTTTTCCAATACATCTCCTGTACGCTGTCGTAGTGTTTGTGGCGTTCTTATACTTTCGCCATGCCTTGCCCTGATGCAATCATTTAACACCTCTTGTTTGCTCTTAAAATGCCCTTTATCAAACAAATATGGCACTAAGGAATGTGTGCAATAATCATCTCTAGTTATCTTGCCTATTGGTTTCATTTTTCTTACCTCTCATAAATAATCTATCTGCTTGTCGTTGTAATGATTTCTCTACTTGTCTATCAAACCATTTTCTAAACCATTGTCTTAATTTACCCATACTAAGTAGCTAATCCCAACAAGTATTTGACTTCATCTATTGAATCCCTAAGTTTATATTCTTCATCACAAACTTCTAAAATGACTTCGCCAGTAATATCATCTTTATAGAATCCACTAATTGATCTAATCGGTATATTGATTTCCCCACCACCTAATAAATTAAAAGTTATATTTCTATTCACTTTCTAACTCCTCTAATTTTGCTTTTTCGTTAAATAAATTATTGCGTTTTTCTACTACCAGTTTTTCAGCTTGTGCTAGTTCTTCTTCAGCAATACTTACCCTAGTTTGCTGTTCCAAAATATCACAAGCCTTTTGAAATGGATTAGACATTCTTTTTCTTTTCCTTACTAACTCTATATTTCTGATTAGCATTTTTAAATTTTAAAATCTGTCTGCCAAGTTCTGTACGAGATGTGCCTTTAAATGACATAACCCAACCACACTTAGGCAGATATACTTCTAATACATATCTCATTATTTACTCTCCCCCTTATTTAGATCTATTTTTGTTTGATCTAACTCTTTTTGAAGTTCATTAATTTCTTCTTGTGAGCAATAATCACCATACTTTTTATTCATAGCTTGTCGCATAGCAATCATGTTTTCTAGTTGTATAATTCTATTTTCTAGTTTCATTATTTACTCTCCCATTTAGCAATATACTCATTATCAGATATGCTTGTATCGTTGTAGTCTTTTTCCTTCAACAGCTTATTTAACCTATTTTCAACATACTTACAAAGAATAGCCTTTTTGTCTTTATCAATTTTTTTGTTGTAAATACATCCCTTAAATAATATTCTTAGTTCTTCAATACTAAGCTGTCTAATTTCTTTTTGCACTTTTTCAGGTAATTTAGCCATTTTTACTTGATAATATTTTTTCATGTTAATTACTCCTTTTTTGTTTAACATAAGTAGATTATATACTTATATATATAAATATATCAACAATTATTTCAATTAATTTTAAAGTGGATTTATTTTAGGAACTGAACTTAGCTGATCTAAAGTTTCTTTAAATGAATCTAGTGCTAGTGTTGGCGTGATTATGGATGATTCAAATGTGAAGTAAGTCTGCGTAGTGTTATTTGGTTTGAAGAAGATATGTTTTCCTGCATTATTAAAAAACACAAAAGCGTGTATATCACAATGATAATGCTTATATACACTAGATAGTGTCCTTGAATTTTCAGTTGCAAAAACATATTTACCTTGTTTAGTTTCTCTTCTAGTTTTAACTTGAATTGTATATTTAGCAGAACCTAATTCCACAATTAAGTCTGCTGGATGTTTCTCTTGTGTTCTATAACACCAATCACAATGCTCTAGTAAAAAGGTTTGTACTAAAGACTCACCTACTGCACCAAGCCTAGAATTAGCCTGATGATCTTCTATTGTTTTCTTTCCCATCTTGGCTACATAGAGCAAGTTGCCTAGAATTATACAATGCTCTATTCGGAGTTTGAATAGCATATTTTGATCTAAGCACTTCTTCTGATGCTTCTAACCATTTACCAAGTTCCATAAGTTTTCTTGTTTCTCTAAACCTCATAAAACCAACTATGCCCATTTGAAATGTCATATCAATACATACCATTCTTGCTTTTTCAGGAAAGGTACGCCAAACACCCCAACTATTAGTTAAATCTTGTTGTACTGCATCTATATCATTATTTAATAAATATAATGCTTCTTCTTCTGTAATACCTCTATCATCAAGATTTCTACCGATTCCTAAAGTTAATTTACCCTCAGAACAATTATATGGATATAATCTTAATCCCTCATGTTTGCGAAGCATCATCACAATTTGATCTAAAAATATTTGGTTGTAACCATCCATTATTTAGTTAAGCCTAGTTTCTTCTCGTAAGTTCTTAAACCACCTAAACCTAACATACCCATCAGAACTGTAAGTAATGATCCCATGTCGAATTGTGGTAGCTGTATTTGTATTCCATACCAACTTAAAAAAAATACTAAGACTGGTTCTATAATAAAATGATAAGCTAAAGCAGTTGCACATACCCAACCTGTAAAAGGTCTCCACCCTGCTACAAATACTGTTCTATGTTGTGCTTCTACTTTATTAACTTCGATTTGAGCCATGTTTGCTCTATGAAGTTCTGTTTTCAGTTCATGTTCTAGTTTTTGTTTTAAATCCTTATCAGCAACAAACTTATCAAGAATATTGCTGATAGGATCAATAAGTTTTTCTAACATATTACATCGCTGTTTTTACTATCAGCGTAACTAAAGAAGCTATAATTGTTGTAAGACCACCGATTAGCCAAATCTTTATAGAATCAACTGAACTTTGTAAAGCATCAGTTTTTTTATATATAGACTTCCATCTTTCTTGACATTCTTTTTCATGCACTCGTAAATCAGCGTGAACATCATTGGCAGTCTTTCTAGGCATTATTCTTCCTTAAAATCTCCAGCAACTTCAGGATTGATGCTTCTCTCAAAAGATTGTATGACTATATTTTTATAATCGTTAGTCATAACATAATCATCATGTGCAGCTTGTAGTGTTGCAAGTTTCCTGCCAATAACATTTAACCTAGATGCAAGTGCTATCTGTTCTTCAGTAAGATCAGATTTTCTGTACTCAACATCATTAAATGTTATTATTACTGGTTCTTGCTTTTCCATTTTTTCATTATCACTCATATTTACTCTCCTTATAAGTTTTAATTAGTATATCAGTTATCTAAAGTAATTGTTTCTGAACTTGGATTTTTTTGATCTTCTATTTGATAATCTAATCCATCTTCTATGCGTGATACTTCTTCTTCACCCATAGCAGTCCATACCCAATTATTTAACATTTCAGAAGTTACATCATCAAATGGTACGAAGCCTTGTATATCTTCTGTATTTAAAGACTGAGTACCATAAGCAGATGCAGAATAATCGCCATCTTCTTTTGTTACTCGCCAATGCACATTATAGATAACCTGTTCATGTCCATTATGTTCATGTGTATATACATCTACAGTTTTACAATTCCAATCTGCCATATTTATTCTCCTTTATTAACCACAATATAAAACACATGATACAAGTTTTACATCTGCATCATTGTTACCTATTGTTACTTTTCCTATTGTTTTACTTCTAATTATGTCATCTGATTGCACTTTAGCTGTACCATCACCATTTGACTCTAATAAATCACCACCAGCACAAGCACCAGTTACTTTTACAGCAGCTATGCCAACTGATCCAACTACAGGTTTGTTGTCTGTTTCAGAATAACCATATAAAACACCATAAACTCTTGTATCTCCTACAATATCGCTAATTTTAATTTTAGCGTGATCTTTTCTTTCTTGTCCTTTTTTTGTACCTGAATCATAAGTATCTAATTCATCAATTGTAGATACTACAGTTCCTATTTCTGTATCTGTTGGAATACCTGATGAATCGTGAGTACCAGAAAAACCATTATAAGAAACAGTAGAACCAGAAACGGAAATAGATCCTTCTAAATTTGTAGCTTGATAAAATTCTACAATATTACCATCATCTGATAATCTATTAAGTGCTTGTACAAAACCACCATCTCTTGTTTGTTGTAATATACCAGATCCAAATAATTCATAACCTGCTGTGCCAAGATTGTTTTTTGCAGTTTTGCCAATCATAACTACACCAGAATCATCAATACGCGTCCTTTCTGAACCAGCTACATGAAATGCCATGTGGTCTGCATCACCAGAAGCGTGTCTATATTCTATTCTTCCAATATCTTCATCAGCAGTATCTCCAAAATGAAGGGCAGATGCACCAGTCGTACCGCCAATAATAGATACATATGCTTCATGGCTTAAACCACCACTTCTATTGAATACTGCTACTGTTTCTGTAGCTATACTAGGCACACTACCCTCAATAGTTACATGTAATGGTGCTTGAGGACTTGTATTTCCTATAGCTAATTTTCCTGCATTATTAATACGCATCCTTTCTGCTAAACTATTATTATCACAAGTTTCAAAAATTAAATTACTTTCTGTTGTGCTATCAGAGTTCCAACTACTAGCACCCTCTGTTCTTATTCTAGCTGCATCTACTAAAGCGTTATTGTCTGACCTTTCAGATTGAAAAGTTAAAGCAGAACCAAAACCACCAGCTTGTGAGTTTATTAATGTTAATCCACCAGTATGTGCTGATGCTGAATGAGTCATAGAAATTAGTCCTGCACTATCAATACGCATAGCTTCAGTTCCACCATTTCTTTGAAATATTAAAGTATGTCCTCGTAAAACAATATTTTTATCTACAACTCCATCTTCTCCACAAAATATTTGTCCTTGATCGT